ATTAGTTATTGACATTCGTAACCTATCCGCTGAATTATTATCAAAAATATCTTCATAGTATGTAATTGGTATTTTAGTAATTTTTGAAAGCTGGTTGATTTCCTCATTCCAATTTAGTATATCAGACGTACACAAATTTATTATTTCTTGTGGTGGTTCTTTATAGACATATGGATTATTAGAATTATAACCTGTTTTTAAAAAATACGTTTGATATGAGTGAGATTCTATTAACTCTTTTATATTTTTTCTATTAAGAAGTATAATTTCATCAAAGTTATTAATAAGTTCTAAATTATTTTGGTAGTGTGATATAATTGTTTTAACAACCGAATTATCTTCATTGTTATAGATAACTCTACCAGTCCCATCAAATGGTTCAAAGAATGGTTTTAGATTTCTATCTTTAGATATTTTTTTTAAAAGAGAAGTTGAGCCGGTTCTGGGTAATGCTATTATTAATATTTTCATATGATACTAAATTCTGCTTTCTTTTTTGAAAACCATATTATTAATACATCTCGTTCCCCATTAATTATCTTTTTTACTTCGTGGGATTCATTACCCCCATTGAATACAATATAATCTCCTTCATTTGTCAATGATAGATCTTTATCATTTATATACATTTCACCACCTGTAAAATCGGATGACAATAAAATACTAACGGTCTTATGTGTTGTAAATCTATCTTTATGTTTTTTAGCATAACCATTTTCACCATATATTAATCTATGCATTATGTATAAATTATCAATGGGTTCTTCAAATTTATTACAAATAAATTCATTTAAATTTTTATTTTCTAAAGTATAAACCCAACTATCATTTGGAAAGAGAGATAGAATATCGGCTTTTTCTGGATTTGTGGTATGATATAATTGGGGATGTGCTGATTTTATATAGCTTAAATCTTCTTCATTCATTATTCGAGTGTTATTTAATTCAGATTTTAAAAAAACTAAATCATCGATTGATAGTTTCATATTAGTTTATTTGTATTATTTTTTTTAGTTAACATTATATAACAGTTTTATTAGATTTTAATTTAGGGTAATCAAAATCAGTTTCTGTCATCCAAATATTCAAGGCATACCTCGTTCCATTTGTTACCGGTAACACTCCGTGATAGGTTTCGGAACCATTAAATGAAATTAAATCACCCAATTTTAAGTCAAATGTACTTATACCTTCAAGGGTTTCAAAATTAATAGGTGGATTTTTATCACCACATAAAGCAAACTGACCACCTTCAAAGTTATCTGAAAGGACAATCACGGTCGTTAATTCACTTGATTTATCTTTATGCAAATTGAGATATCTACCATCATAATATGAAGTTAGACTGATATTAAAATTCTTTAAATTAAAGGTAGAGTAATCAAACCATAATTTAAAATATCCGTTTTTATAATTGGTTATTAATAAATCAATTATTCTCTTTTTAAAATCAGAATCATATATTCGTCTACAATCCCATCGTTCTGACGGGTTGTATGAAAACGGTTCACCAAATTTAATACAGAACTCAATGATATCTTTAGCAGTTTCACTATTACAAAAATTACTATTTATGGTATAATTCATAATAGATTTGAATTTTTTAGTTTGATGGGTACTAATAAATTACCCTCATTTATAAATTTATATAATTCCTCAGCAATCAATTTATATCCATTACTACTTGGGTGTTTACCTGCTGTGGTATCAACCCAATGGTTATTATCTTGCCACACATCTTTTCTATTAGTATTAATTAATAAATTTGCCATAGTTTTATCTCTATAACCCCAATATCTATTACTCTCAATTAAATGGGATTTGTCAACTAACGTATCAATATTTTTATTAATCATTATATCAAATCCATCACAAAAAAGGTATCTAATACCTAATTCTTTAAACATAAATTGAAGATGTAATATGTAATTTTGATTTACTATATCGTAGTAGGTATCACTAAATAAATTATTAATGTAATAATCTCTAAAGTTTTTTTCTGCCCTATTATAGTTTATATTATCACTATTAACTCCATCAAAAATATACTTTAAAAGGTGTTCTTTACTTTTATATCGTTTACCCCAAATAAAAAAATCATCTTCAGTAGGGAAAAAAGGTAATGAATCCCGTAAAGATGATGACCACATAATAACAACGAAATCATCTTGAGTGATGATTCCATTTTTTAATTGACGAGAAATTGAATTGAATATGGAGTTGTTAGAAAATGATCCGACCCCAACATTTTTAACTTCACAAGTGAGTAATTCCGATAAGTGTTTTGGCCAACAATATTTTTGTCTTATGTTTGTTTTTTCTTCAGGTATATCTGTTGCCGATTCCTCACTAATATTGCCCCCAACCCCTTCAGTCCAACTATCCCCAAATGTAACTAATTTCATAATACATACTATGAAAGGTGTTTTACTTTGATTGCCGTTACAAATGATTGGAAGGCATTTGCCACTTTAACTTTTAAATCGGTTGTAATTGGGGTTATGTTCGTTTTTATTGTTTGTAACGGTCTTTCTACTCTTTCTTTCTTTGCCATGTTATTTTTTATTTAATTTGTTTTATTTTAAAGTTTCGCAGGACCACCACCCCACCTACAAGTTGGGCACCACGATTCGTAACACCAATTACCACAATATGAATAACTACACCAACATGTCGGGTTGTGCATTACACTATATAATCCTTCTCCAACATCAACTAAGAACAAATCAGATGGAGCAAAATCTAAACCATAAATTGTTTTAGAAGCATATTCCATTTCCAATCCCGTAATTGCTACCGTTGTTAATTGATTGGTGTTGGAATCGGTAACCACTAATTTATCACCAATATATAAATTATTAACATTATCAAATCTGGTTTCAGTTGATCCAGATTCTTCAATAAGGTACTTACAACTAGGTGAATCGACCCAACTCAACCCATTATCTAATGTAATTCTAATGTGAATTGTGTCAACAACGGCGGAGACAACTTCTTGTAAAGTTGTACTTAATTGTGTCAATGTCGCATTCGCTTGTACTAAATCACAATCCCAACCAAATGCTTGCATATTTGTAACATCAGCTTCTCCAGCTTTATTTCCATTATAATCGGTAAAATCTATTGAACGCATGTAGTCACCAATTTGAATGGTACTAAGGTCTGCAAGTGATCCATCGTATTTTAAAATATTACTATCGTCTTCTACGTGATAGTCAACCATACCCCATTTACCTAAGGCTTTAGTTATATATTTATATCTACTTTTTTGTTTTAATTCTCTACTGTCCGTTTTAAATTCATTTGTGGCAAAAGATAATGGTAACAATGTAGATTGTCTATACCCACCTAAATTAATCACATCTAAATTAGAACCATATATTATATCGATACCTCTAATAACACAATATCTACCATCAACAATGTTTTGTGTGTCATATATGAATTCCTGTATTAAATTATTTTCTGTATTATCTATTGTTGTTTTAAACGTATCAAAATCTAATTGATTTTCAATTGAATATAATGCGGGTAATTGTTTTGCATCATATGAGGGATATCTATGTTTTTTTACTAAGTTTGGTTCCAACCCATTTGTGAAATTTAATTCAGACAAAGTATCTAATGACAATTCGGTAGTGTTAAAGTACGTATTTGGAATAAACGTGGAACCACTCATTAAATTAAAAAATTCATACTTATCCGCACAATATGTTTCGTCCACCAAAGCGGTTGTGTCAAAAGATTGTCTTAGAATAAATTTATTAACAGCGTCCTCAATGTAAGGAACTGTTACAGAATTTTGAGCCACTAAATGTGGTGTGTATGTCATTCCATTTTCAACACATTTTTCTTTTAAGATTTCTTCAAATCTATGTGGGAATTTTAATGGTAAAAACGCCTCTAAATCCGTATATATATAGTGGAATTCCGTAATATTATTTTGGATTAACATGTCAAATAATGCAACATAATCCAATAAATCAGCCCCTTCGTTATATATGGTGGTATTAGTGTTTATTTCTAAAATCTTTACCGAATCACCTTGTTGTAGTAAATCACTACCAATTATTGTTGCTTTCATAAATCTTTATTTATTTTAAATATACTTATAAATATCTTAAAAGGGAATAATAAATATTCATTTTCAAAAATTTATTTATAATATATATGTATATACGTTATAAAATGGTTTTTTTGTTTTTTATCACAATATTAGTGTTGTAATTAAGGTCGATGATGTCCCATTTATTTTTTGGACAGGATGGTGTTTTATTTGTAAATATTTTTTTAGGTATGGGACATCCACAACTTACACATAAAGATGACCACTTTTTATTCTTAACAATTTCAACATAATATTCACATTTTGGTGCGGTGGTGGTACCCTTACATATTGACAACCTTTCGAACGCATGTTGCTTTTCAATATCGGTGGGGTTTCCTGATTTTTTCCAAGATTCATAAATATCTTTAAAATCTATCATATCAATGTTTTGTTTGATTTAAAAATATCATACCTATCATAAATAGAATTGTAATGGGTGACAAACTTATCATTCATTTTTAAATTGCACTCGAAATGTTGACTTCCATTTGATTTTTCCATTTTAAATGGTTTACCAATTTTATTTGAAACCCATTCTTCTAATTCATCAAATTTTCCAAACTCAAACCATTTTATATTTGAGTCATTATTATGCCAATGTGATGTTGGGTGAAATGTTATTTTAAACATATTTTGTATATATTCATCATATATTTCATTCAAACCAATTTTTTTTATAAACTTATCAATCATTTTATACATGTCATTAATATTGATAATATCGGTATTTTTATAAAAAAAAATATCTTCTTCATTTAACTCTTTTAATATGTCACCATATTTTTTACCATAATCCATGTAAATCATATCAATTAAATGTTTCCAAACCGAAATAAATCTTTCATGTCTATTTCTTTTTATTGTAATTACCTCATAATCATTCCCAAAATGGTTTTTTAAATCGTATATAGTCTCATGTAAATGTACCAATCTATCGGCAAGAGATTCATTATCTAAACTTAAATCAATTCTATTACTATATCCATTTACAAAATTTTGGTCAACATGTTTTACATCCAAACCATTTCTTAAACAGGAAATATAAAAGGATGTGGAGGCACATCTTGGTAAACTAATAAATAAAAATTTGTTTTCTATTAACATTTATATCAATGGGGGTTGGGTTTGTTTAATACCTTTATTTATTTTATTATATGAAAACGAACCAAATATAATAGTTGAGTCCTTTTCAAATAATTCGACCAATTGTTTTTTTGGTTTAAAATTATATGATGAATCTATTAATAAATCCAACGGATATGGTAAGTCAGCTGCGGCAGCTGAAACTTTTTTCCAAAAAGTACTATCGGTTCTATTTGTTAAATAATGATAATAAATAAAAATCATATTTTGAGTATTGATTGTATTTACAAATTTATTATATTTTTTCAATGTCATTTTTTTTAAAGTAGTATCATAAAATGCCTCTAATTGTAAAATTGTAGTCATTATTGATGTTGCCTCTAATGGTTCTAAAAACCCTCCACTTAAACCGATTGCTAAACAATTTTCAATCCATACATTTTCATATGAACCCGGTTTAAATTTAATTGGTTTATTAAACTGAATATCAACATCGGCACCTAAGAATTCAATTATTTCTTTTTTAGCTTCATCCTCACTAATTTCAGTTGAATCGAATATATACCCACATCCCCTTCTACTTTGTAATGGGATTTGCCACATCCATCCATATTTCATTGCAATAGATTTGGTTGTTGTACGGATGTTTATACTATTGGTTGGTAAAAAAAATGGAATTGCTGTATTTACTTTTAGATGTTCTTCATATGAAATCCAATTTGATTTATAATGATTACCAATCAATAATCGTTTAAATCCACTACAATCAATAACAAAGCTAGCATCAATCATTGTATCAATTGTTTTAAGTCCAATAATTTGATTCGTATCATTTAAAATTGGTTCAGTTACAATTCCTTCAATCCAATTAACACCTCGTTCTATTGCTAATGATTTAAGATATTTTACTAATAACCTAGCATTAAAATGATATGCATATCCATCACCCTTTGGTTTATAATCTATTGGGTGAGTAAATATCGAACCGGGCTTTGTCCAATTTTCAAAATCGATACCTGTTTTAAATGTTGCCTCACAGTTATTAATCATATCATCAGGCGAAATTCCTAAATTATTTAAAAATTTTACTATATTGCCAGTTGTTCCTTCTCCTGCCCCTAATATTCCAATTTCATCACTCTCAATTAATGTTATTTTTGAATTTTTAAATTTACTATTTAAGTACAATGCGGATAACCATCCCGCCGTACCTCCCCCAACTATAACAATTTTATCTAAACTATATTCCATATTATATCAATGATTTTTGTTTTTTAATAAATTCAAATCCAACATTTCCAGCCAATACCATTCTATCTTTTGTTGAGTCTAACGCATGTTGTGGTGAGTGAGGTAAATCTGATTTCATTATTATAAAATCACCTTCTTTTGGTAAAATAAAATATTCAATATCATTTTCACCTTTAATATATAAAGTACCATCATCATCTTTTAAATTATCGGGCATTTGAATATAATACACCCACGTAAAATGTGGTATGAATTTTTTATTTTTTTCATTTATCTCAGTGTGTATATGATATTGATGTAATTCACTTTCAATGTCATCAAATTGTACAGGATTTTTAGCTCTAACCACATTTACCCAACAATCTGTACTAATTTTATTAAATGGTAAATTATACTCAAGTTGGTACACATCAATACATGATTGAATTCCAAACTTTAAAATTTCATCTAATTTATTTTTAATTTCAATTTCACCTATGAAATTTAAATCTTTACTTTCTTCAAAATACCCATAACCATCTTGAGTAACATTTGGTAGACTTTCTATAATTTCATTACACTTTTTTAAAATCTCATCTTTAAAATCTGAAAGATTTAATATATCTCTGTAAAGATATGTTTTCGTATCGTACATTACTTTTTCCATAAAAATTAAATAAGTGATTTGGTTATTTGTGAATCTAAAACATTGTTAGTGCCAATTTTTAAATAATATTTTGTACCATTGATTATTTTACCACTTCCATAATTAATGTTTGAAAAGAAAACTATCATGTCTCCTGGTGAATTGTCCATATGCATATTTTTATCAATATCTTTGTTTAAGAAAATAAATCTTCCACCTTCAAAATCGGAATTTAATGATATTAGTAATGTAATATCATATTTGGGTTCTTCTAAAAATGATGCATTTGTATTTTCGGTAGATATATTGTAAATTTTTATTTCATTTACACTTACACTACTTCCATTAAATTTTATTTTTTCTAAATAATTTTTTAATTTTTTATTTAGAAATTCACTATCCACAAATGTTTCGTTTTTATATGTGTTTAAAAGAGTATCACATTCCTCAACGGATAAAAAATTTTTAAAAAGTGTAACTCGTTTTTCCATTATAATAAATTATTTTTATTCTTATCTTTACCAACTAAATCAAAATTAATTACGAATCTATCGGTTGTAGTTGGGTATTCACCATAGTGATAAATGTTACCATTGAATATGACTGCTCTTCCTTTTTTGGGGGGTACACTATTTACTATCTCAAATTCATCCATATTAATATTCATAAAATTACTTTGTCGAGATTCTGATGAAATACCATTTTTATTGTTTAAAAAAATAGTATTTCCATCGGAATTATTTATGTAGTAAACAATCGCAATATGATTAACATCCATGTCAACATGTATTAAATTTTTAAAATCATAATTTTCAATTATCGGTACAGTCCAATTTATCTTACATCTATAATCCCTCAGAAATTCAACATTAAGTTTATTCAATAAGTTTAATTTTATTGAATTTATAATATTAACAATATCATTATCATTAATGTCAATACCTTTTAAAACATTTGCAGGTAATTTTAATGATTCCGTTCCTCCATATTGACCGGTAATATTGTGTTGATAATTCCACTTTAAATTTGAAAGTTTTACATACTCTTCTAATTTATTTTGATTTAATTCTGGAATTATATCATCAAATATGTGGTACCCGTTTATCATATTAAATTTTGTTTTTTAAAATCGGTTTTAACCAATGATATCCAATTAACTAA